GAAGATGCCTTATCCTTGGTTCGCTCCAAAGATGCAGGTCTTTGAGTCTGGTGATGTACAGGATATGTGTGGCGAAGATGTCTCTTTCTGTCTCGATGCCAAAGAGGCCGGTTATGAAATCTGGTGCGACCCTCGCATTCGTGTTGGTCATGAGAAGACAAGGGTGATATAATATGTTGCAACTAATTACAATCGCTTTGATTATTGTTATTTTTGTATTCTTTATCCGCTACTATGATCCGCATGCGTAGAACTAAGTACACAATACTTAAAAATGGCAAGGCAGTGTTCTCAGACCTGTCACAAAGCGAATACTTCGACCGTATGCAAGACTTTGCGGTTGAATTTTATCTTACAGGGAAGAATAACCCTGATGAATTTACTACTGAAATGATTGAGGAAACTGATTAATGGCAAAAAGATACAGCATGGGTGATGTTACAATCGAAACTCGCCCCAAAAAAACTCGACAAGGACACGGAAAACACTCGAAATACGCGGCTACCTCGCGTAACTCGGCTCGTAAAAGACCACGGGGGCAGGGTAAGTGAGTGAAAGTCATTTTGAGAGATCAGCAAGTCGCATTCGTACTCGATGGATTGCGACTTTTGCACTTGGAACATCACTTGTAACTTTCTTTTCTGGATTTTTTGTATTTTTGTATATGAAAAGTCCGGCATTTGAAAATCAATTGTTAGGACAAGTGATGAAACATATGGACTGGATAATTGAAGATGAATTTGAAAAGAAGATAAGTGAGCTTAAACCAAGACCTGTAGAGGATGCAAATGATCCAAATAAGTGGTTTTGGGATTATATTGAGGAAAGAAATAAAAAAATGATTGAAGAACAAACCAATTGGTATAAAGATTAATGGCAACTTTAATAGCTAATCTACCCTCTTATGAAGTTTGGGTAAGAAAAGAGTATTTGACCGATCATAAGAGTGGTCATGGTGAATTTGTAAAGGGGGTTTGGGTATCTGCAAAGAGTATACCCGGCCGAGCGTTCTATTTTGAGACATATTTACCAGAATATGCTGCAATGTTTGATAAATTACCCATTTCTGCGTTTACAACAGACCCAGAAACACCAAAACCAGACATGACACTGCATAATTTACAGTTTTGGAACTGTATGGACTACGGTGTGATCGCTGTACAGAAGCAATTTATCGGTTCTATGCACTATGAAGTGCTTACAAGAGACTATGGAACTCAAACAGGCACATATATTTGTACTTTAGACAATTATCACTCAGATGTAGACGCAATTGACTACTCAACAAGTGAACAGCCTGCCGAACATAAGTCTCATAACCTCTTAGAACTCGATAATGGACAGTTTTGTCTCTATCCAAACAACAGAATGAGGATTTTTGACAATAGTATCACCCCTGAGACACCTAAGAATCCTGATTTTAAGGTTTCAACCGTGTATTATCAGGTGGAAAACGGCCATGATCGTGATGGATTAGGTTCGGAAGAGAATTATTTCTGGAAAACTGCGAAAGAACGCAAAAATGACCCCGAATTAGGATAAATATTATTTAAAAGAGGTACAAATGGTCGTCAAAGTTGATAAAAGTCAAGAATTTGTCAAAAGTGGCAAAAAGTTAATAAGTGAATACCCTGTAATTAGTGTAAAATCATCAAAATTGAAAAAATCTGATGATTAACGGATTATTTTTATCTGATTTTTACATTATTTTTCATGCTCCGAATTCAGATGAATTAATTAAATTTTGTAATGAAAAAAGTGAATTGGATATCAGAAATGATTTATTTTCTTGGGGTAAAAATTGTGTAGTTGATAAAATTTTACTAAAGTGGGAGGATTTGATTGATTTATATCAACCAAGTTTAGAAATTTTATCACAACAATTGGATAAAAAATTTAATTATACTATGTTTAATCCTTGGCTGAATTTATATAATAGAGATTATTATCAGGAACTACATTGCCATAAGGGATATGATCTATCAAGCATATTTTTTGTAAATGATGGACATAATTTTTCAGAATTATTTTTTTATGACCGAAATGCTGCTAATTTTTCCGATAATTTTGAGGAGTTGATTTCATATAAAAGTACAATTAACATACCTTATAAAAAGGGAGACGTTATTTTTTTCCCTAGTCACACATTGCATGGAGTTACATCTCATCAAAATGATGAGATTAGAAAAACTCTTTCGGTAAATTTTAAAATCGACAAAGTAAAATGATGAAAAACGTAAAAAATGCCCATATGGGTCAACATTTACTCGTTGAAGTGTACAATGTACCTTTTGATAAGTTGAATGATTCAGAAAAAATTGGACAAGTATGTGAAATTGCTTGTAAAACTGAAGGTTTGGAGGTTTTAAACACATATGTACATCAATTTGATCCTTATGGGGTGACTTGTACCGTAACTTTAGGTGAAAGTCACCTTTCTTGCCATACTTGGCCTGAAAAGGGGTGTGTTGCCTTTGATATTTTCACATGTGGATCAAAAAATCCACGCTCAGTAGCATGGTGGATACTAGAATATTTCGATACTGATGACTACATAATGAAAGACTTAGAAAGATAGGTATAAATAGATAAAACTCCATCGTTTTAATGGCGATTACACGAATATCAAGATCATTTAAGGATATTAGTCTGTCTTTTAAGAGACATCCTGTGACGAATGATATTGTTGTGCTTAAAAATGCAGATGCAATAAAGAGATCTGTGAGGAATTTGGTGCAAACCATTCCAACTGAAAGATTTTTTAATTCCACAATTGGTTCAGAGGTAAAAAACCTTTTATTTGATAATGCTCCCGGATTTATAGATTTTGGTACAGCTGCAATCATTGAAAAGCAAATATTTACAACAATAGAAAACTACGAACCTAGAGTTACAAATTTAGAGGTGAACGTGGATCCTCGACCAGATACAAATGAATTTGAAGTCAATGTAATTTTTGATATCGTTGGTCAAACCTTTCCATTACAAGAATTTTCATTCATATTAAAAGCAACAAGATAATGCCAATTACTAAATTCACAAATCTTGACTTTGATCAGATTAAGACACAAATTAAAGAATATTTAAGGGCAAATTCAAATTTTACTGATTTTGATTTTGAAGGATCAAACTTTTCTGTCTTAATTGACACACTAGCATATAACACTTACATATCAGCATTTAACTCAAATCTTGTTGTAAATGAATCTTTTCTTGACTCTGCAACTTTAAGAGAAAATGTCGTATCCCTAGCAAGAAATATTGGTTATGTTCCCCGTTCAAAATCGGCAGCAAGGGCAGCGATTTCTTTTAATGTAACATCAAACACTACAAGTCCTACAATGACCTTAGAACCAGGCCTAGTGTGTGTAGGAAGACAGAATGACTCAGATGTAGTGTTTTCAATTTCAGAAAGTATCACAGCAAATACAACTGTATCAGCTGGTGTTGGAACTGCGTCTTTTGGATCTGCAACTGATCCAATACATGTTATGGAGGGAACTTTTCTTACCTCACAATTCGTTGTAGATGGATCTCTAGAGCAAAGATTCATACTCGATAACTCAAACATCGATACATCTTCTATCGTTGCTTACGTGGGTTCTCCGGGTGTTCTGGGGCAACAATATAAATTAATTGATAATATAGTTGGTATAAGTTCTGTATCAAATACTTACTTACTTCAAGAGGTTCAGGACGAAAGATATGAACTTTTATTTGGTGATGGTGTGTTTGGTAGAAAATTGGATAATGGTGCTGTTATAACAGTGCAGTATGTTGTTACCTCTGGATCTGAAGGCAATGGCCCTGAAAATTTTGTATTTGCTGGAAGTTTTTCTGGTAGCAACGGTCAAGTCATCACTCCTACAGTAATTCCAGATGTAAATACAATAAATGCTGCATCTAATGGTGGTGATATTGAATCAATTGATTCAATTAAATATTTTGCACCAAGATTATACTCGTCTCAATATAGAGCTGTAACATCGAGAGATTATGAAGCGATTATACAATCAATATACCCAAACACTGAGAGTGTGTCTGTAGTTGGTGGTGAAGAGGTAGATCCTCCACAGTTTGGCACAGTTCTAATAACTATCAAACCAAAGAACGGTGAGTTTGTTTCTGATTTTGATAAAAATCAAATTTTAACAAAGTTAAAGGGTTACTCTTTGACTGGAATAAATCAAAAAATTGTAGATTTACAGGTACTTTACGTTGAGATAGAGTCATTCATTTACTATGACTCAACAAAGATTGCAGCTGTCAGTGATTTAAGATCAAAAATAGTAAATGCCATAACAACTTATTCTGAATCTGGTGATGTAAATAAATTTGGTGGTAGATTCAAATATAGTAAAGTTCTAAACGTGATTGATAATATTGATAAAGCAATCTCTTCAAATATTACTAGAGTAAGGATGCGTCGTAATTTAAATGCACTTGTAAATCAATTTGCACAATATGAACTATGTTTTGGTAATCAATTTAATGTAAAACCAGAAGGATTGAACATCAAAAGCACAGGATTCAAAATACAAGGACAAACTGAGACTCTTTTCTTTACTGATGTCCCTAACGCTGATAAATTAACTGGCACCATATCAATTGTCAGAAAAAATGCTAGTGGTGAAACTATAATAGTTGTAAAATCTGCTGGAATAGTTGATTATGTGCATGGAGAGATAAATCTTTCAACTGTTAATATTACTTCAACAGATAAACCTAACAATATTATCGAAGTTCAGGCATTTCCTGAATCAAATGATGTTATAGGTTTACAAGATTTATATTTAGATTTTAACATCCCAAGTAGCCAAATAAATATGGTTAAGGACACAATTACATCAGGAGAACAAATATCTGGTGTTGGTTATAAAGTAACATCAAGTTACTCTAACGGAGAACTTACAAGAACATGATTGGAACTGGAATAGACAAACGTATACAAGTTCAACAAATTATAGAAGGACAACTCCCTGAGTTTATTACCTCAGAGAGCCCTTTAACTGTAGATTTTTTAAAACAATATTACATTTCTCAAGAGCATCGTGGTGGTGTTATTGATTTAACTGATAATTTAGATCAATATTTAAAACTTGATAATCTAACCCCAGAAGTAATAGTCGGTGTGACCACTCTGTCTTCTGGAATATCCACCAACAGTGACACAATTACAGTATCATCTACAAAGGGATTTCCTAACGAGTATGGTTTGTTAAAAATAAATGATGAGATTATAACATATACTGGATTAACAACTAATACATTCACAGGTTGTGTAAGAGGTTTTAGTGGTATAACCACATATAATAATGTAGATAATCCCGGAGAATTAGTATTCTCGTCAAGTGTGGCTGGCATTCACACAGCATCTTCGAGTGTTCAAAATTTAAGTGTACTATTTTTAAAAGAATTTTATCAAAAAGTCAAATCATACCTCACTCCGGGACTTGAAGATACTACTTTAAATTCAAACGTAGATATTAGTAATTTTATTAAAGAGAGTAAATCTTTATACAAATCAAAAGGAACAGAGGAGTCTTTCCGCATTTTATTTAATGTTTTATATGGGATTACACCAAAAATTATTGACTTAGAAAATTTTCTTATAAAACCCTCAACTTCAGAATATATTAGAAGAGAGGTCGTAGTAGCTCAACAAATTTCTGGTGATCCTAATAAACTTGTTGGACAAACAATTACAAAATCTACAGATTTAAATACATCAGGATCTGTTTCTGAAGTAGAAATTTTTAGTAGATCTGGAAATTTAGGTATCACAACTTATTATAAATTGAATCTATTTGTTGGGTATGATGATAGGAGTGGTATTCAGGGAACATTTACAATTCCGGGAAAAACAAGAGTTATTGAAGATGCTCCTGTAAATAGTAGTTTACTTACAGTTGATTCTACTGTGGGATTTGGGACTACCGGAACTCTTGTGACAAATGGTGTTAATGGAATTAATACTATCACTTATGGTGATAAAACAATTAACCAATTTTTAAATTGCACAGGAATAGGAAATTCAATTAGATCTACCGATGATATAAGAAGTGATGAGTTTATATTTGGATACGAAGAAGGTGATTTAACGAAAAGAGTAGAATTAAGAATTACGGGTGTATTGTCTGATTTTGAATTAATACCAACAAAAGGATCAAGTGTTACTCTTGAGGGTGAAAAGATTACAGTAAAAAATTTAGGTGAAAAAATACCTAATCCAACTATTGATTCCGAGAAAACTCGTAAAACTGTATTCTTTAATTCTTGGTTATACAATACTGCAAGTAGGTTTAAACTTGATACAGAAAATATTGTATCATCAGATCAGTTTTTCTTAAAAACAAAACCTGATAATTCAAATTTAAAAATAGGTGATAAAGTATCATTATTTGCAAAAGGTTCATCAATACCCAAGCAAACAGGTATAGTCGTTAAGAATATTACTGCAATTGATAATAGAATAAGTCTTGGTTCAACAATTAATGTAAATAAATTGGATCATGATATTCAAAGAGAGTTAGATAAGGCAGTTGGTAGTGTAGGTGTAGATCTAGAGTTTGGTAATAATGTTATTACATCAAATGTACAAAATACATACAATGAAAATGATGAGAATTATTATGTAGCATCATCATCAATGCCTTCATATCTAATTGAAAAAACTGTTGATAAGGCATCTTTAGTTGATCCCCAAATAGATTTAGCTGGAATCGGAACAGCACAATTACTAGAGAAGAATCTTGTTACTGGATTGTATTCAAAACTTCAATTTCCTAATATTTTAGAATTTATTACTGGAGATGCGTTGGCATATATTCCGGAAAATGATCCTATTGTTGGTTTAGACACAACTGGTGGAGTTTATTATGCTGAAGTTTTACCAGATTCTAGTGGCGACAATAAAATACTAAGGTTATATCCATCAAGATCTTTTATTACAGTTACAAATGTAAATCCTAAAAGACCACCTTATAAAGAATTTACAACAACAGGGATAGGATCTACTGGTTCCCATAAATTTGTGTTATTAAGACATAAAAATGAAGAGATAGGTGTACAAAAAATATTAAGAAAATTTCCTGCCAAACCAAATATAGAATTCGGAAACTCAACAGTAACAGAGGAAGGAACTACCGGAATCTTAATAAATGGTGTTGAAATTGCTAACTATAAATCACTTGATAAAATTTATTACGGGCCACTTTCCAAAATTGATATTTTAAATAGAGGTGAAAATTTTGATGTAGTAAATCCACCCACTATTCAAGTCCCATCTGCAGGGACAGGGACTACCGCACTTGTTCAACCTGTAGTTTCTGGTTCTCTTGAGGAAATATTAGTAGATCAACAAAATTTTGATGTTGAAAAAGTTTTATCAATAACAATATCTGGTGGAAATGGTTCTGGTGCTATTTTAAAACCAATTGTTACAAAAAGAAAAAGAGAAATAGTTTTTGATGGTAGATTAAAAAATGTTCGAGGAGGTGTTGATCATATTAATGATTTAATTGAATTTAAAAAAGCACATAATTTACAAAATGGAGAGCCATTGGTTTATTTCAACAATGGCCATACTTCTGTAGGTATTGGAACATTTCTCGGATCAAATACAAATCAAAACAAAACACTCATCAATGGGTCTGTTTACTATCCAGAGGTTGTTGGAGTTAGTTCAGTAAAATTATATGGTAGAGAGGAGGATTATAGAGCAGGAATTAATACAATTGGATTTACTGCGGAAAATAAATCAGGTACTCACAGATTTGAACTATTAAATTTAAAAAATCATTTAAAATCTATTAAAGTATTAAATAAAGGTTCAAACTATACTAATAGAAAATTAATCGTAAAACCTGTTGGTATTGCCACGGTTGATAATTCAGTAAACTTTAACAATCATGGTTTTAATACTGGTGATTTAATTCAATACGCACCATCAAGTGGAAATGCAAGTCATTCTCCAGTAGGACTTGGTGTTACAACAAGGTATCGAGTATTGAAATTAGATGATAATAAATTCCAATTGATAGATGTTGGAATCGGTGCTACTGATCCTAATAGTAATTTTTTAAGACGTAACGTTGCTAGAATATCACAAGGAAACACCTCTAGTAATCATGAATTTTTCTTTGAGCCAATTGTAGTAAATGCTAATACGGTATATTCACCAGTCTCAGCAGGTAGAACTGAATCTTTAGTTTTAACACCTAAAATTAGAGGTCAATTAGTGGATGCATATCTTTATGAAGAGGGATCTAATTATGGATCGGAAATATTGAATTTTGAAAAGAAACCTAATATAAAAGTTTTAAATGGTGTCGGAGCAGAAGTAAAAGCTGTAACTTTGAATGGAAAAATAGTTTCATGTGATGTCAGATTCGGAGGAGAGCAATATACATCTGCACCTGATTTAGAACTAGTTGGTATTGGAACCGGGATAGGTGGAAAACTAAGAGCAGTTGTCAGTGACGGTAAGGTAAGTGAGGTAAAAATTATTAATCCGGGCATAGGATATACTGAATCACCAAAAATTAAAGTTGTACCAAATGGATCTAATTTTATTATAGATTCTTCTGTAAGAGATTTAACTGTCAATAATTTAGTCAGATTTGGTGATGAAATATTACTTAGAGAATCAAAAACAAATTTACAATACTCTGTAGTTGGATACTCAGGTAAAGTACAAACTGCCTTTGGTGATACTGTTACTTCTCCACAACAACATTCTCCAATCATTGGATGGGCATATGATGGAAATCCAATATACGGCCCATATGGATTTGAGGAAAAAAACAATAGTAGTTCAATATCTAGAGTTTTAAACAGTGGATATACTTTAAATTCATCTAAAGTACAAAATAGACCACCAACATCTTCATTCGCATCGGGATTTTTTGTAGAAGATTATCAATTTGATAATTCTGGAGATCTTGATGAAAATAATGGTAGATTTTGCAAAACACCAGATTTTCCAAATGGAACATATGCTTATTTTGCAGGTATTTCTACAATCTCTGGTTCTCCAGTATTTCCATACTTTATTGGAAATACTTATCGATCAGATCCAATTAATGAAAATTTCTTATTAACACAAAATACTTTTGATTTTAATAACTCAAATTTAACTAGAAACACTTTACCATATAAACTTAATGATGCTAACGCTGATTATAATTTTGTTGTTGAATCATATGAAATTAAACAACAAACTTCAATTATTGAATCTGTGACTAAGGGTCAAATTGATGACTTCTTAATCGTATCTGAAGGGGATAATTACAAAGTTTCTGATAGTGTAAATTTTGATAATACAGGCACCTCTGGTGGTGGAGCTGCAGCAAGAGTATCAAAAGTTACTGGTAAATTAATTGATAATGTTACAGTTGGTGTTACAACTTATAATGATGTCGTTTTTGAAAGATCTTCTAACGGAAATATCTCCGGATTCATATCAACTAGTCATTTACTAAATTCAAGTGATAGTGTTTCAGTTTCTGGTCTTACAACTAGCATTCCTAATCTAACAAAATCACATAAGGTAGAAGTACCCACTGCAACAACTGTTTTATATAAAGAGTTGCCAGCTAATACTACTGCTGGTATTGTTACTGATATTTACCTTGCAACTATACCAAATTCAGTCTCTGCTGGAAGTAGCATAGGAATTG